ATATCACTTAGTGTAGTTCCTAATTGAGCGTTAGGTGCGGGCAGATCCATTGCTTGTACTTCATCTATGTCGCCTTGTATCCACTCGACTTCTTCTACTGTGTTGAAGATCTCACTTGCTATTTTAAACGAACTTGTTAGGCCTTTGCAAGTTCTGTTGCTGAAGTCTCGCTGGCTTCCTTTAATCATGTTGTCGATTACTCCGGAGACTAATGTCTTAACGGAATTCATCTTGCCGTTGCCTTGGCGGATCAGTTCCTTGTTAGGTGTGTTCAGTGTATGCCCTATTGTGCGGAGGTCACTGTTTGGACTATTAGTACATGCATCGGCTAGATCATTAATGCGTTGAAGTTGATCGAGTACCCACTCCTTATCTTCTTTGGCCACTTCTCTATACTCTGTTGTTGCGTTGACTGACTTTACTTTATATCTTATTTGCTTCATATCCTCTCCTTTGTTATACATATATTTATCGGAAATGGGTAAAAAGAGGGTGGTTATGGGGTGATTATCAGCGAAGAGGGCGCGCAGATAAAATAATCTCCAAATGAGTTACGATGGCTGCGTCCGCGTTCTCTTGAGAGAAGGGGTATTTGAGGTTTACCTCTTTATAGTTGAGTTTCAAGGAAGAGCGTAGCGACTTGAACTCAACTATTCGTGTTGCTTGAGCGTAGCGAAGAGGAACACGATGAGGGCAGCAGCCCGAATGACGAAGTGAGTAAAACGAAAAAGTCTGTCTCGATCTCAAGATCAGAGTTATCCCATCAAAGAGAATGTATTACGCTTCAGCGTATTCTCGCGCATAGTTTATATTATGTTCTCGAAGCAGTTATCGTTTATGCTTCGCGCTGCTTCGCATCAACGTCAACTGCATTAAGTATCTCAATCGCTTCGCTCAATCGATACTTAAATTATTGATGCACTTCGTGGAAGTCATTTGTCTTTTTCTTCTATGATTTTTAAGTCGTGACTAACTTAATACAACTTGTTATAGTAACTTAGGAGAATTGGATTGGTTATGTCTAAACTCACATTGGGGGAATGTTTACTATACAAGGGCGTCGATAGCCTCGTGTATACAGCAGGATTAATGTCTTGATGAACTGCTGTCAATTTTTAGTATGGGAATACTTCAACTACTTCAGATATGTGCAAGTATGACCTTATACTTTAATTAACAGTTACGTTAAACGGCCACACGAATATCTTTTTTAGTCTTGCCCTAGTGCACCCTAAGGACTTGGTCGCCTCCCGTTATTCTACGGAGCATGTTGACTTTCACCAGCGTATAAAGGTCGCCCACCTATCGTGCAGTAATTACGTATTTATCTAAATGTTGTAGATTCGTACCTAATAAAGGCACAACGCTTACGTGGATCGTTTTTAACAGTAAATGTTTCGCCTAATTGCTTAAAACCTCTCAATCGATAAAGAATAATTATCTCATGCATTTTAGTATTCGAGTCTTCAATATCAACTACATAGGTAAATTTCTTATTTGTCATGTTAGGTCCTTTAATTGTATTTATCACTTATCTAACAAAACTACATTCAAATAGGCTAAATAATATTATGAAAGGGCACACCATGGATAAAGAACTATTCGAACAAGCAATAGCGCCTTACACCAAGAAAGTTAAAGATGTAATTCCTGCTTATCAACTTACTATAGATATTGAAATTAAAAAGGTAAAGTTAATTGGTGTTAATGCAAAGGCAATCAAAAACCACTTCGGGCCAGGTAGGCCTGTTAATACACCTGACGGGTCCTTCAAGTCAATTTATGAGTGTGCTAAGTTCTATCAAAGAAGTGGTCAGTGGGTGCATCACAGAATTAAAACAGGAGAATTTACAATATGATAAACAAAGATAGACTTATGTGGGGGAAGCCTTGCAAAAGACACGGAGCAAAGAAGGATGGCACATGCCTACGATATAAATCCCTAGATGGCAAAGAGATGCAATGTGTCTTGTGTTCCAAAGATGCTGCTATATATAAAGACCAAGATGAGTTTTATGCAGAAGTAACTGGGCCTAATAAGCCAAAGCGCACAGAGGAAGAAATAAGAGCACGACGTGTTGCTGCTTCAATGCGCTGGAATGCTAAGAACCCAGATAAGTTTAATTCATATGTTAAGAAGTATAACAGTAAGCCAGAAGTTAAGCAGCGACATAACGAAAAACATCTTGAAAAGTATCACAAAATGACACCTGAAGAGAAAAGTGCTTTTGCTAAAACACAATATCAGAAATTTAAAGACTCACAGATAGCACGTGGGTTATTAGTACCGAAGCCAGAACGTACACAAGAAGAAAAAGAAGCAGCAATATTAGCAAGGCATGAACGTACAAAGGAAAGAGCACGCGCAAAATATGCATTGTTAACCAAGGAAGATAAACAGAAACGATATGAACGTGATAAGAAGTATAAGAAACCAAAAGAGGAAGATAAGAAATATGATTGACCTCTCACTGCCGTTCTGCACATATCGCACATCACACCCAAGTGGTGTTTACTATAGCGGTAAGGCTAAGACTGCAAAGGTTCTTGATGGAACTTATAAGGGATCGGGTATCGCTTTTAAAATTTCACTCGAACTAGAAGAGTTTGCATGGGATACATGGACTACTGTTATACTAGGAACATATGCAAATGAAGATGATGCCTACTCAGCAGAAGAACTTCTAGTACCACACACTGCCTTACTATCTCCCCTATGTCTTAATCAAATGCAGGGTGGTAAGGCGGGCAAGTTTAAAACACGTGGTACTCTGTATAAGAAAATTAACAGTGCAAAGCGAGCAGCAAGTAAGAAAGCCAAAGCAGATAAGACAAAGGCAAAAATAGCAGATTTAAAAAAACAACTAAAGGAAAAGAAATGAAAATACCACAATGGTTACTACGCCTATTAAATAGAAAATATCAACCACGTCAAGTACTCAGCGAAAAAGAACTCGAAGTATTAGACCGCTTAGATACCTACTTAACGTCTCTGAGTGCAACGGTACAACTCGACTCCGTTATGGTGCTAAAGAGTGCAGAAATCAACCTTTTTTATGCCGCGAAAGACGTGGACGCTATCGTTAAGGCTGTGCTAACTAAAGTGCCGTTTGGCTTTTCTTATGTTCCACGTAGCATTGCGTTTTTTGTGGATGAGCAAGGTTCGTGGTGCTATTTAATAGCAGTGCGTGGCATAGGTGAGGTTGACCCACTTGCAACTAAGATGTTCACTCAACTGCTTGCAAGAACCAATGATGCTAGGTCTAAGTTCAAATGAACTGGAATAAGCGCCCAACTTGCTTGCGAGATAAAGCAATGAAGAAGAATACAAAGAGATTAGAAAAGAGGATAATGCGTAGGGCTGTTAGTTTATCTAAAGCAGTAGATAGAATGCTTAAGGGCAAATAAAAACCCCTTGGGCCGACGAAAGCACAAGGGGATGAATGTCAGACATTTTTGATTACATAGTTTTATGTAACAGTATTTAAGTAAGTTTTAATGAGTTCAATTAGTACGAAGAGTGTAGACAAAAGAAAAGCCCAAATTGCAAGTGGGCTTTCCTAGTGTTGACGCCTGCTTTTCGGCAAACTACAACGGCACCCTAAGGCAGGTGTTCAGAACAAAATTGGTAACAGTGATAGAATAATGAATAGAGTCATTAATATGTTCCTTTCATGTATTCGTTACGTTTAGCATTAAGAATAGATTGAGTATTATCTAATTTAACTTCAACAACCTTAATCTCTTCTCTAAAGTCAATACAACTTAACACCAGCAAAATTATTGAAGCAATCCCGACAAACCACGGATTAAGAATAATATTGATTATTGTAAGTGTTAGGAAAAATAAAGACCAATTATCAAATTTAAACATAAGTTCTTTCTATATGTATATTATATGTTAAAAATGATTAAGAGTCAACTGATTACTTATTACGCCATCTCTTAATAATATCTTCCATTGATTCGGGAGATATAGTTTCGTTTGTATCATTGGACCTTAACCTATCAACTTTAGCAGCAATATCAGAAATTGGTCTATCTAATACATCATTTTCTACTGTATGTAGTGGACTATCGCTATTAGTTGCTGCACGACCTACTGGTGAACTCTGTGCTGTCATTGCTGCTTGTCTAGTAGCATCCGGAGTAGCAGAATTCGCAACAGTTTGATCTATCTCCGCGGCTGCTTGTTGAACTACTGGATTAGGTGATGACTGACCTGCTTTCATCCATTGGCCTAGTTTACTGAATGGTCCAGCAGTCTCGCCAGTAGTTACAAGATTATCTACACCTTGTTGTAAGCCCTTAACAGCAGGTTTTACAGCACTCTCGTATACATCACCTGCTATATTCTTAGCCATTCTTGATCCGTACTTTAGCCCAGCACCTGCTAACGCACCCTGACCTGCTGCTAACGCAGTTTCACCTGCTGCACTGTACGGATCAGTTGACCAATCGGGTTTTTTCCCTGTACTATCACCAAAAATATTGACTCCACCGGCGCCAAGAAGACCACCAATTACTGGTAAACTAAATTTATCGGCCAATACACTACCTGCTGTTTGAATAACAGGCTGAATTGTTGAAGGCTTACCCTCTGTTAGTACCTTTGCAGTTTGGTCTGCAGTCTGTGTTGCTGGTGTCTTAGAAGCGGCAGTTTTCAAATAATTTGCAACAGGTGTCCCAAATTTAGTAGCAACAGCCGCAAGAGGCACTGCACCCGCATTAATTGCGCCGTTAATTACTGAATGAGCAGCGACATCTTTCGCCACTTGTGGGATATCGGTAATATCTTTTGTAGCACCTACGCCTTGAGCGGCACCCATTGCTAAACCTGCCTTACCGGCACCTAATGCTTGTTTTAGTAATGTAGGACCTTGTAATAATCCACTACGAACAGCCTGTAAACCCTGAGGAATTGCACCGACTATATTACCTGCAAGATTATAACCTGGGTGTGTCTCGGCGGCATTTTCATTTGCTGCACGCTCTTGGTCTCTTAGTTCTTTATATTTTCCGGCACCCATTAGGCTGCGAATTGCTGCGGAGGCTTCGTCGCCCATACCAAATGTAGCAGCATTAGAGAATCCGCGTGTAAGAGATTCGCTACGAGAGCCTGGCTGGAACCATCCCGGTTCTTCGGGGGTTACTTCTGGTCTCTTATAGGCAGCAAAGGAATCAGTATTATCTGATCTTTTATATTGAGAAAATTGATCTTCCATTATTTAAATCCTTTTGCTCTAGCAGCGTCAACCTTATCATTAGGTATATCATATGTTGCACCGTCTTTAGTCATTACAGTTGTTCCGCTCGGTGCAGTATTAGATGACACTTCCTGTGTCTTACCGAAATTACCAGCATTGCCACTTGAATCTGACTTATCTTGCTTATTTTGGTAATTAATGTCGCGTGCAACATTTGCCTTAATCATTTTAAGAGCACTGCGTAACTGATCATTTGTCATAGATGCAACCATAGAACCAGTATAACCGCCTGCTTTTTGTGCTGCATTAATGCTATTTGCAACTGAACTAGGCAATGCACTCGGATAGGTGTTGTTTACCTGTGCAAGTAAATTAACAAGTTCTTGTTGTTCGTTGCCTGGCATCCAGCGGCTAATTAGATCAGTACCTTTACCTGACATGGTTGAATCTAATTTCGACAACGCAAGATCAATTTGTGGTTCGGCAACAGTTTTGTAGGTACGAACACGCTCATTAAAACTAACTGCTTGATCACCTGTACCTTTTGCTTTAGCAACATCAATTGGATTCGGTTGTAATGTTTGTCCGGCACCATTTATAGCACTATACTTTAATCTATCTTTCGCTTCTTGTGATAGTTGCGGTGTAGCATTTACTGTAGGTGCAGCATCTGGATATTTTTTATCAAATGCTGCAAGATCTGCCTCAGGAACCGCAGGATTATTAGCCAAGTGTTCACGAACCAATTTCATGTTTGTACCTGGCTTAAAATTAAATGTAGTAACAGAAGGATTTACAGCCGATACATCAGTATTATTTCCTATTACTGGTTTTGTTGCACCGTACAAATCCTTACTCACAGCCTGATCGCCAGCCGCTTTTGTTTCCTCGGTTACGATACCTAATTGTTTCTTATATGCATCTAATACATTAGCATCCATAAAACCCATAAGCATCTGTGCTGTAACATTAGGGTCTCTAACTGCATCTGCTAAATCTTTATTATTAGCAAGTGCTGGGTTACTCTGTAGTTGAGCCAGCATAAGTGTCTTAGCAAATTTAGCCTCGACTGTGTTAGGTGTATTAAGTCGTTGTTTAGTTGCAGCATCCAATGCGCCAGATTGTGTTTTCTGTCTTGCTTGATTAATTTCTTCTTGAGCCTTCATTTGGCTTGCTTGAAAGTCACCAGCAACCTTATTCATACTCTGTGCTTTATCAGCCGCGACAAGTCCAGCAGTACCTGTTGCCTGCAACTTTTCTTGACCACCAATAGAATTCATTAAATTTAATGCATCAGCATGGTCTAATTGATTTTTAACTGCGGCCATTCCGGTGGCATCGCCCATAGACGCACCTAAGCCAGCCATAAACCTACTTGGCGCTTGCTGCGAGTTTAGTTGCTGATATTTTGCAAGTGCATTCTTCATTAATTCAGGATCAAATTGACTTACTGCACTTGCTTGTGGATTTGTCGGATTAGCAGCCTCTTGACTAGAACCAGCATAACCAGATTTAAGATTTGTATCAAGAGCAGCAGGGTCAGATACGTCGTTTGCTTTCTGAATATATGTTGCGAGTTCAGCATCACTAATGTCAGGATTCTTCGCCTTAATCATCATCGCAAGTGCCGATGTTTGTGTCGTAGATAGTGCCATGTTATTGTCCTTTATTTTTTCTATACTTATATTGCGTCATGTGTGCAATTAGACTATCAATATCCTGATCCGACACTGCATTTGGTTTAGGTACATTTACATATCCACCGTCCTTGAATCCTAACCAACCACCGACAGTAGATACAACATCACCCAAACCATCACCAACTTTAGATAACACACCACCTAATCCATCTTTTACAACATTACCTACTACATCTTTAATAGCACCTGTAATTGGGTCAACGCTTTTCCCACCACCTGAAGCCTGATTATTTACATTACCTGCGCCAGTTGCGCCCATGGCATTATTACTACGCACAATCTGTGCTGTAGCAGCATCAACAAGTGGTTTGCCACTAGCAATTCCGAGTGCACCACGTGTTTTACCTAGATCTAATTGATTGGTAAAGTTCTTCTGTGTTGTATCAAGCGGCATCATTGCTTGGGTATTTTGAATACCTGTATTAGTCTTAGCAATATCATTTGCAGTATTGAAGTTATTTGCTGCTGCCTGTTGTTGCCATCCAGCATTAGCCAAATTAGTTTGCTGTTGTGCTTGAGCATTAAACGAGTTTACAGCATCTTGTGCTGCTACTTTCCTTGCTTCTTGCTCAAATTGTTGTGTGTTTAGATTAGCATTGCCTTGTAATCCACTTTGAATTGCTTGCAATGCTCTCATCTGTGCCGCCTGTGCTGTACTTGCACCTGCGGCCGCATTAGAATTAGCGCCACCTTGAACGCCACTTAGTCTTGCTGCTAATTCAGCACCAGTGCCAGCATTACCTTGCATCTGTAACTGTTGTATTTGTGCGGCACGTTGTTGAGCAGCATTTGCATTGGTCTGATTCATTGTGGCATTTAATGCAGCACGATCTGCTTCTGTCATGCCATTATTGCTACCAATTTGTGCAAGTTGAGCAAGTGCGGCTCTTTGGCCTTCTAAACTCGTATGATCAGTCTTAACATCACCCATGCGGGATGCTTCTTGATATGCTGCCGCTGCTTGTGCTGGACTCATACTTCCTTGCATTATTTGCAAGCGAAGTTGTGGAATTAACTGAGTTAAATCAGGGGCACCTACATTATCTAGTGAACCTGCTGCACGCTGTAATATGCCTGTACCCGAATTTAGTAATCCTGCACTTTGGGCATTATTTAAGTAAGGCGTAACTAAAGATGCGACAACAGGGCCAATATATTGTCCCAAATTATCTAACCAAGATTTACCATCTGCTGATTTTGCCACAGCACCTGGCGGGGGTGATGCAACAGCAGGATCGGTACCAGAACCACCGAACCCTGTACTTGTAGATGGTGTAACTGGTGTTTCGGTTGTTGAACCAGTAGACTCATCAACTTGATTGCCCATATCGTTAAATAATAGGCCTGGCTGACTAGGATCGGAAAATGTTCCATTTCCGTTATCCGTTAAACCCATGATATCTGTAATTTCTGACATACTTATTTCCTATTATTTTACACTATTATTTAGTCGATCAAAAAACTCTCTACCTAGAGCCTTGACTACTTTAGCATTTATTACATACTCACCGTTAGATACATGGATCGGAATAGAATCAGATCTTGAAGTCCCTGGTCCAGCCATATAACCGCCATCTTTTGCATAGCCACCATAATTACCACCGCCATATTGGCCACCGTTTTCGGACGATGCTCTACCACCATATGTATTACCAGTAACTGAACCACCGTGTCCGCCACCACCGCCATTATAGGTTCCCATATATCCATCACCAAAGAACCCGGTGCTTGGATTTGATGATGAAGTTGCAGCAGCATTAACATCATTTACTGTTAATCCGTAATCTGATAAATTAATACCATATAGTCCTAAATCATCGGGCGTAACACCAATTTCCAAATACTGGCGTAGGGTTAAGTTATACGGCCCAACTGGTGTATCAAGCGTAGCCGCTGGCGTAGCAACTTGTTGATTAGCGGCTGCTTCGGCTTGTTGCATTTGTTGTATCTGTGCCTGTTGTGCTGCTTGGGCATCTGCTGCTGTCTGGGCATCTGCTGCTGTCTGGGCATCTGCATATGCTTGTTGCTGTGCCTGTTGTGTGGCTGCTTGCTCTTGGGCTAGTACTTCTGCTCTTTGCTGATCGCCCATTATGGCCAATGCTTCTTGTTCTCGTGCAAGTCTTTGATCATCAGTAGGACCTGCCGCTTGTGCATCTTTTGTTGCCTGGTCCATTGCAGCGGCGTAAGCAGGATCTATTCCCTTTGCAATATTTTGTTGATCTTGAACAAATCCAGGAACTACTTGATTCTGCAATGCTTCAGCAATTTTTCCTTCTAAAGTCTTTTCCCATGCTCTCTGTAATGCCTGTGTGACAGCAGACATTCCCGGATTGTCAGCATAATACGATGCTTGTTCGGCTGGGCTCAAACTAGACCAAGATGATTGCTCACCTGCAGAACCACCGTGGCCTATGGAGACACCTGTATTATCTACTGTAGCAGTTCGTGTTATAGGTGTACGATTAAGAGTACCGTCGGGATTGACTGTAGTGACTGTGTTTGTCCCTGTGGTACCCGTAGTACCAGGGGTTTGGCCTGTAGTCAACACATGTTGTAAACTCTGCAGATATGCAATCTGATCAGCAGTAAGACCTGAATACGGATTTCCTGTTGTAGCATTTGTGTCTGTATTTGCACCAATTTCCGATGTATTTGGTGCCTGTGTTGTACTCGGTGTTGTAACTGTAACAGGCACAACAGGTTTCTTACCATCTACATTTGTTTGTAGTTTCCTCAGTGCCTGTAATGTTGTTGCATTATCTTGTAGGTGAGCACTACGTAGTCCGTATTTTCCCTGTAAACCGGCAGCATTCTTTGCTGCATCGGCAACGCCGCCATATCCTTGGCCGTGCTGCATTAGAAACTGATCTAAGTTAACTCCGCCAACTGATAAATCAGGCGACGAAATATTACGAATAAGTTGACTCTGTCCAGCAATATTACCAGATAATGCTGCTTTTTGATTTGCATTTGTAATGGCTTGTTGGGCATTTATGTCTGGTTGGCTATTATAGATATCTGCTTCTGGATGTGCAGCAGCATAAGTATCAACCTTACCTATTGCATCGTTTGCTATATTAGTAGTGTCATTGATATTACTAGAAACTTGATTACCTAAATTAGTAGCACCAGCAGGGTTTGCACTTAGATAGCGCTGAATATTAGTAAAACCTGTACCCTTAGTTGTATTTGGCGAAGGCGCATTTACTTGTGATGTAGCAGCAGATGAATTAACCGGGGAAGAAGTATCCTCAGTTCCTGTACTAATAGTCACCGGACTACCCGGTTGCTGATTTGGATTTACCTGACCTGTTTGCTCAGTTTGATCATCATCTTTATTAGATTGTGCAAGATAAGCCATTAATTTCCTTTATAAAACCACTAGGGTTATATTATATTTTGTTGAAGCAGTCAAGCCGGCAATATAATTTACTATAATAGTGTATGGGCTTGTGTTGACATTTAAATACCAATCCGATATACTAGCAGTAGTTGTTATCGTCGAGCCATCTACTTTACTTATCTGGCCAATCATGCAGCAGTTAGGGCGGCCGCCGCCTATGTAACGAAATGTTATTGGTGTAAACGTAGTCGCATAGGAACTTAATGTTGTAAATTCAATATTATATTTTGCCCCTTGGACATTTTCACCAATTACTAAATTCTTATTAAGTGCCTGAACTGTTTGCTCGCAAAATGTATTTAGTGGGCCAAATACATTTGCAATCCAGTTAGGCGCACTCGGTATATCTGCTTGAGAAAATCTTCGAAAAATTGGTAACATTAGAATTGTCTCGTAGAAGTTTGTTTATAGAACAATTCAATGCCGGAGAACCCAAACTCAGTAAATGCTTCAGCGTGAGACAAATTAAGGTATATCCAGCCTGCACGTTGAACAGCAGTCGGTACATAACGCCTAATCTTGCCTTGTCCGTTCGGACCGCCGCCCCACGGAGAATTGCCCCACAGATCAATACCCCAGCCACCCTGAATGGTTGGTGTAAGTACATCTAAAATAGGAATACCAGCAGTATTACTACTAATATAAGCATCGAGTGTAGTAAATCCTTGTTTAGTAAACATGTATACAATTTCAGTAAACTGCTTATTCATTGCAGGATTATTGCAATCTAACTGAATAGTTTGTATTTCTGAATATACGGGTGTATAGATAATAACAGATCCTACTTCCCATGTCTGCAATGTATCAAGTGTGAGTGTAGTATTACTTACACCCACTGTTGCAGTCACAATTCTTGCTTGACTGCCCGATGATACCTGTGTTACTGTCCATCCTTCTAGTAATAGTACACTCGGCGGTAATACCGGATTAGCGATTACTATTGTCTGTGTTGATCCAGCAGTGCTTGTGGTAGTAGTATATTGATTATCAGCAAAATCATATTGCGTAAAGGCTTTTCTTTCTTGATACACAATACTATCACCGGAACTATTTGCTGTACCTTGTGTTGAACCAAGATACATCTTACCGTCTCGTTTAAAAATGATACCGCAGGTAGCACCCAAGGTCCAACGTGTCCAAAGTTGGAAAATGTGGTTGTACACATATTGTTGTGTTGCCTGAACATCAGTACCAGTATCTGGCATGAATAAGATGTATTTGCGGTCAGACTGATATGCTAATCCCCACGCAACATTACGTAAGTTAGGAAACAAATCAGGTGATGTATTTTCAATAATTGTTTTGTCAATAACAATAGACATAATCTGAGCATCTGAGTCACTTAATGCAACGATACCCTGATCTGATAAGAAATAAACCTTATTATCAAGTTCTGCTGCTGTATTTGCGGCTAAGATACGTACATTATAGTCAATTGGAGTAATTGTAAAACTAGACGGTGCACTTCCGCTTACACGGAATACGCCATCGTCTTTTAAAATCATAACACCGTCTCGTAGTGGAACAATTCTGCGAATTGGCTGATTGGCGCTACCAAATTCAAGATAATTTACAATTGGTACTGCTTCTGGCTGATTGAACTTACTATAATATACTCTATTAGGACGAGAATCATTGATAGAAGTAATTGGCATTGCTTGCTCAAAACTTGCTGTACGTGATGATGTAATCACAAATGTATCGGCTACTAAGGTATACCTAGCAAAATTCATCTTACCAGGTAGATCATTACTTCCTGATGTGTAATATGCAGTTAAGAATGTATTCGTGGCATAGGCATTTGCAACAAGACAAATGTTACTTGCTGTAATTTGAATATCTTGTGCAGGATTACCTGTATTGCTAATAGCAAACTGCCCTAATGTCGAATTATTTGCTCCTGCACCCAATAAAGTAAATGTAGCGCCACCAACTTCTGTTGATGTAAACGTAATTGAATCACCGGGTATCAATGCATCAGGGCCATTAAGGGAACCTGCACTAATAAGCGTAATATCCGCATTCATTAAAGTACGGGTATTTGCATAGAATGCATATTGCTTGTATGTGCAAACATCTAATGCCCATGGTGGACGATAGTTGCTTTGTAAAATACCATCTTGACCCTGGTTAGTGTACAAAGAGGCACCGAGTAACGTATCTGGGGTAATATCAGATATTGTGATTGCGGAACCTGCGGAACAAATATCTTCATATGTTAAAGCCATTTCATCATCGGGTTCTGTTGCTAAGTCCGGGCTTGCGTGGCCGCGATATACCTGAAAGAAATACTCAGTAGGTGCACTTTGAATTTCGTTAGGTATCTGAAATGTTAAATTAACATTCTTTAGGCTACCGGTTGCTATATTTGATACAATAATACGGCTACTTGGAGCACCCAATACTAGTTGTTGATTATAGTCTCTGTAACCAAATACTACACGATATGCAACCTTTGTATTATTAGGTAAGAACCCTGTTGCACCCGTTACACTACCAGTACCATTTAGCCCCGGTGGCGAACCTGCAGGACGCGGTTGTCCATCTATATGATCAAGACGATATGTACCCTGCTCAGTAATGAAGTAGAAATTCTTATTTGTTTCTAAACCACGTACTCTGCTTTCTGGATTAGTGGGATCAGGCACTGGATATCCGTCTACAGGTGCATTATATGTAAACAAATATGGTTGATTAGTGACTGCTGTGTACTTAATTGCTTGCATATTGCCGTCAGATGTATTCAACAACATATAATTATTATATTGGTACATACTTAACGCGCCGGTATTTGTTAAGTCAATGGGTGTTGTCCCTACTTCGAGGTTATCTTGTTTATATGTAAAAACATTACTAAATCCGCGACGAGTAGCAACCACAGATGGGCGATCAATTACTACATTATTAGCAATAGTTAGGCTACCGTCGTCTGCTTTTGGGTCAAATGTACTTGGATTAAGAACAAGCCCTTTAACGGACAGAACAATTGATGCCGCTACACGTGGTTCAGCCATTATCTAATCCCCCAACTACGAATACGACTTGCTTTGAACGGACTGTTTGTTGGTAATATTTTTATTTGCTTACCAATTACACGTGGTGCAATTTGCAATAATCCCATTTTAATCATTTCGTTGTATTCCATCTGTGCAATCTTATACCCTTCAGCATCGCCAGCAGCATGAATACACATAGATGCAGCCTTTTGTACTAAAGCAGGAAGCAATTCTTGTGGAATATTTTGTGCAAATACACTTTGACCTTTTGGACAGATCCAGTCACCCACCCGAATATTGGCGCCAGTACCCGTGGGAAGTATAAGAACATTACCCGCGACAGAAACTAGGAGCATATTGTTTAGTGGTGCATAACTGGTGTAAACTGTTGTAGACACTGTTGCATCTTGCACAAAATCATGTGGTAAGGTACCACTTATTGCATTTACATATGTAATGCCCGAATACCAAGTTGGTTGAATCTTATCAATTGTTACAACATCACCTGTAATAGCAATTACTTTTCCTGCATCGGCTACTAAGCATAAATCAGCAGGTGCACGCTGAAATGTCAATCTGATAATCTTATTACTTGCAAGGCCGTATGGAAATATCTGTACTTGATTACCTTGTAAGAAAAATCCACCAATTGCACTTGTTTGGTTGTTATAGTTCAGTGACCAATTTACAGATCCAAAGTTTTGTGATGCTGCTTGGCTAGGTGTAAGGCGTGGCAAATTATAAAAACTACCATCTGTACCAACCATATAAACATCGCGTAAACGCATACCAGTTGACTCACTTGGAATCATCAAGACATTTCCAACATTTACAGGCGGAGAAGTACCTGAATATTGCGGCATTGATGGCATTTGTTGATCGACTGTCACAACAAAATGTTCTTCCATAGTCGACTGAATAGCAGGGACAATAAAGCCCTTCAACGATTGTTCGAGATAATTTAACAACACATCTTCAGAATATGCTGCTCCGGAATCCGGGATTGTCTCTTTTTGCTTAACTAGGTCAAGTAAACCTTGAGTTGTTTGATCCATTGGACCTCCTTCTTACTTACGTTTGAAGAATTCCTTTGGAGACATCTTCTTTGTTTCTTTTTCTTCATCCATAGCATCTTCTGCTTCCATCTCTGGAGCACATTCAGAAGCATCTTTAAGGAATTCACCTAAACCTGCTTTGCCTTTAACTTCTTCGGGCTCATCCATCATTTCTACTTCGATAGATTTTGGTTTAAATTTACTACCTTCTTCGCCCATCATGAAGTTCTTTAACATGCCTAATACATGCTTCTTCATTTCGATTTCTTTACTTGCTTCCATAATATATCTCCGTTTTAGTATTTAGTTGATTTGTTGGTTGGCTTTTAGCAACTCAATCTCAGCCTTGAGTTCCTGTATTGCTTTAATCATTGGGGCAATTAACTCTTCATATCCGATCGATAATACATCGTCACCACCTGCAATATTATGATCCTGCAATCCACCGAAGTCAGTACCCATAGAATCAATTACTGTCTTTACTTCCTGTGCAATTAATCCGTGATGCTTACGTCCGCGTTTATGTGTGCCGTCATGGGTGATATTTGC